TCCTGTCTTGATGAAACCAGCACAAGGATAGCTAGGTACATTAGATAATTTTTCAAAAGGGGCTTAACAAGGGTTTACACGGAATCGCGTTCACTCTCTCTGTAGTGGAATTCAGGTCTCCGCTCACACCTACTCTATGACATAGTATAGAAGTCGGAGTGTTAAGTACACTACTTGTCCCCTCCCATATCGAATAACTTGCACTTCTTCTTAAGTGGAAAGGATTATAGCTCATCGCATACTCAAGCTGATAATTGCTACTGTAGTTGTCATTTGACGTATTACCTGTGTACGAACCGTCAGCAATCTGAAACTCATCATCAAGTGAGTAGTGCATGAATGAGTACTTTACACCATCAGATGTGTAGAGCACTGTATATGGCTCTTTAGATATTACTAGCTTAGTTGTACCAAAGCTGATACACAGAGAGTTTTCAGACTTCCAATACTTCACAGTTAAGCTGAGAGTGTCTTCCAATGTGCTGAAAGTCACAGGATTGATACACCCGAGATAAATTTTTCTGAAGTTGAGGAATGTTTCACTCTTGAGATATCTTAGCTGAACACAGGGAACTCTTCCATAATTAGAGCCACCTGACATAGGTTTTGTCAAGTCATAAGTAGGAGTGTCTGTCAGTGCTACATACATGTTGTGATTATCCACACCAAAGCCTAGACATTTCTTAGTCATGCCCCTGCCTAAGATATAGAAATCACCAGCTAAACTGTCATTATTCACATCAGTTTTTGCCCCTGTCGTTGAGCAGTAGAAAGGGTTTCCGCTCCACATCGCATCACCGATTGACACTTTCTCTTGAATTGAAATGTCGAGGTTCTGAGCAAGGATAAATGTGACTAACTGTCCCAAGATGTCATTCTCAGCCTGTACCCTTGCTGAGACTGTACCATCAGTAAAATCGCTCACATTAGCTGTGAATGTCACTGTTTTCTTATAACTCATATCTATTCCTCCACAATCGTATAAGTACCTGAGCTGTCACCGAGATCATCTACATCTGAGATTATTCTTGCAGAGTCAACTATAGTGACCTCACCTGTCTCATCATCACCGGCAGTCGTCTGACCACCATCATGCCATGAGCCATCATCAACAACCGTGTTGCTGACATCCAAGGTCATGCTCAGACGATAGATTGTTCCGTCTCTCACATTAGTGGTCACGACTGCTGCATTAACTTCTCCGTTCTGAATTCTGCAGTATCTGTACTGAATTCTGTCTTCTTCATCTACAGATAGCAACGGCATAACGAACCACGACGCTCCGCACTGAATATCACCTTTGTACCACTCCATGAATTCCCGGTACTGAGTCTCGGTCATCATTATCTGAGCACTTATCGTGTCCGGAGCTCCCTGATTGACGAGTCGCTGTCTTACATATCCGTCGGCCATTGTCGTACGGAGCATGTTCGGCTTATGCTTAACAGAGTAGCCTGACTGCAAGGCTCTCGGTAAGTCCTGCGGATAAAACCTAAAATCACTCATTCTATTTCCCTCAAAAAATTAAGGGCAACCTTAAGTTGCCCTAATTCCTATACTCATGAACCATACCTGCGAAGCTGATATGTGTTCTGCAGTGTCTGAGCTATCTGACCGCCTTTACGGATGTTGCTCACGAAAATGTTGATCACCTCCTCACCGTCTCGCTGACTCTGGTCGACACTTCCGGCTCGCTGTGCATCTTCAATGAGATTCACTGTCACCTTAGAACCGCTACCGCTTAAAGCTGAACGTGCAAGGTCTGCCGTATCTTTCCTCGAAGTGACTGACGCAGGACCTCTCACGAGTTCGGGGCCGTACTCACCGACGATACCGAGACCGCCTGCAGGTATGTAACCGCCCTTATCATGCATGGTCACAGACCTAAGCTGTCCGATGATGTTGGTTGTCATTGCAACCGCATTCGCATATGCGGCAAGACCGTTCGGCCAGAATGGTTTGGTGTCTAACGCATTAGTCCACGCAACAATCGCATTCATCGTCGCAGATGCAACGGCGAATGACTTCTGGATAGCAAACAACGCTCTGTAGGTTGCACTTGACTCGCTCATACCCTGCGTCAGATTGCTGAATGCATCGGTCATCGAGTCCAATCCGTCAGTCAAAGACTGAATGTTCTCAAGGTCTTGGTCAGAGAAAAACGAATTTTTACGTTTGTCCTTTCCACTCTTCTTGGTCTGTTCGGCATAGAATTTATCATAAAGAGCCTTTACCGCCTCGGTATACGATTCTTCCGAAATCAATGCCTGTTCATGATAAGTATTGAGCAGATCAAGCTTTGCCTGGTAATCGCTCTGAAGCTTGGCAATCTCATTACCTGTAAGATCCCAGATAAATGACTGCGCATCTTGCTGAATCTGCTTAATCTTGTCAGCAAGATCCTGTTCAACAAGAAGTCTGGCATTGGCAACCTGCTGCAGATCGACAATACTTGATTCACTCGCCCTTTTGGTTATCTCATCAATCTTTGAGTAGTAATCGGCATAAGCTTTTTCAAGTTCAGAAAGACCTGACTGCTGACTCTTTATCAGCTGATTGTAGTAAGATGTCCATGTATCAGTCTTTTTGGATGATCCGCTCGAGCCGGAATTTCCCCCTCCTATTTTTCGAGGTTTACCGTCTTCCTTCTTCCCATTGTCTCCGTTTTCACGCTCTTTCTTCAACTCCTCTCGTTTTTTCTTGAGTTCTTCAAGATTCTTATTGATATCATTGAATTGTATCTGTATTGCCGAGTTCCATAGCTTGTCATTCTCGAGCATTTCATCAGCGGCGTTGCTGATCTCATTGTTGAATGCGTCAACAGCACTATCAAAACTTCCACTCCAAGCCAATTCAGCTAAAAATTCCGAAGCTCCTGAAAAACCACCTTTTAACCCACTCCAGAGATTATCAACCTCGTTAGCAAGTTCCATAAATCCCACACGTGCGAAATTAAAGAGCTGAGACAGCATGTCACTAATATTTTGAATTCCGAGTGAAGAAGCTAGGTCAGAATCCTCCCAAAATTCGGATACTTTGTCTCCAGCTGATTTAGCAAATTCCTTAACCCAATCAAGAACCTCTGATATACTTTCTGCCAAATTATCAAAAAAGGCAGCAAATGCCGGGTCAGCAAATTTGTCAGCAAGCCAATTAATCGCTCCTGTTGCATTATCAACAAAAACCTTAATAACCTGCCCTGCACCACTGCTTCCATCCATGATCCGAGTGGTTAAAGTTCCCCAGGCATTCTGCAATCGTTCAAATGAAGCTGTCAATGTCCCGGTTCTTGCTTCAAGAACTCCACCGAACTGCGTATCCGCCAATTGACCAAGATATTGTTCCAAGGCTTCGGATGTCGCTTCAATCTCCTTCTTTTCGCCTTTGAAAGACATAACAATCTTGTTGCCACTCTTTTCTGCGGTTATCCCGTACTCTTTCAGCGACTGAAGACGACCATTTACAAAATTACTGATGTTCTGGGCAAGACCTGTTATGTCTTTATTGGTGCCCTGAGCAATGGCAGCATATTTTTCCAACTGCTTCGAGGTCCTGTTCAGACCATTATTCCCCAAGGTAAGATATGCCTGAGCAAGCTTATCTGTTGCAATTGCAGTCTTGTCTTCCAAAGCATTAAGTTCCCAGAATTTATCCCTAGCAGAATTAATATCACCTGTAAGTACACTAAGCTTTGCAGACATGTCTTCGTAGACTTTGTTAGCCTGAATCCCCTCTGATGCTATCCGTGATATCCACGTCACAAGACCGGCACCGACAGCCTGCCTAGCCCCGTTCCATACTGAATACCAGCCTTTACTAGTTTTCTCAAGAATTGCATGTTGTTTCTTCAGGACTTCATTCTGTTCTTCAACTTTCTTCTTGATGCCATCTGTTGATTTCTTTTGTTTCTTAAGCAGTCTGGATATAACACTCGTCTGCTTTTTTACTTTCTCTTCAGTATTCGCGACATGTTCGCCCATCTTATCCATGTCTTTAGAAATCTTTCCTAAAGATTCTTCGGACTTCTTCGCTGACTCACCTACTTGTTTAATCGCCTCTGTTGATGCGGTAAACCCGTCTGTTATTTCTTTGCTTACCTTATCAGCCTGTTTTGACAGATCCGTAAAATCAGAATTTATATTTACGACTGTCGAACTAACATCATGCTGAACGTTGTATATCGTTTGACTGATCTGTGAAATCGACTGAATAAAGTCTCCTGCATTCACTCCCAAATTAATAAATGCATCAGCCATTACCGTTCTCCCAATAAAAAAGCTCGCCGAAGCGAGCTTATAAACAAAATCTGAATTCTAGTATACCGCAGTTATGTGAAACACTTTCTTAAATATACGCCACAACCATGCATAGAAATGTCGCGACCAATACAATCCAACTAAAGAGAAAAACAGAAACTCATGAAACCAGAACTCATATGGTCCACAACTATCTAAAAAAGCTTTAGGGTTTTGATCAAAGACCGCAATACCATATATATACGCAAGAAACATTCCGATACACGTCCATGCAGGGAAGTCGATTATAAAACTGACTACCTTATCTACAAAGTTCGCTTCTTTCTCAGAAATACCGCCAAAGATTGGTGCAGGAATAAACATGGTCATACCCCACTACTAAAAATCAAATCACCTTAATTAAATTATATATAAAAATTAAGGTGATTCAATAATTTTCGGCTATTTTTTCGTCTTTTTGTGCGCTGGTCTGGTCATCAGCATCTTGAATTTTGCCTGTTCTGATTCACATTCATCAGCCGTGAGAGCCCTATTATTACGTGATCTGCGACGCTCTTCAGGGTGCTCCTGATAATATTCCTCAAGATAAACAGCACCCCAATAATGAAGCTCCGTAATAGGATAGCCCAACACTTCTGTTATTGGTTTGTGAATCTCTCTCGCTATCCTTACCGCAAGTCTGAATGTGTAATCAGATTTTACGAGTTTTTTAACTCGGCTTCCTTCTTTTCAAATGAATTCAGCTTTGCAAATTCTTCAGCAAGCGCCATCATGGTCTTGTTAGGTACAACCTTGATGAATTCGTTAAAATCCGCAGGATTTTCGGTAAGCTTACCATTCTCATCACACAATGATGCATGAATCATCCTGCAGGTCTGCATGAAGTTATCCTTCTCATCCTTAAACTTCATGAAGTAATCACCGGTTATTTCCCTCAGGTAGAAGACAACCCCGTCAACTTCAACCTTCTCAACCCTGTACTTAAACTCTTTAAACTTCTCTAAATACATATTTCTATCCTTCCTTACTACTAAAAGGGGATTTTCATCCCCTTACACACTCAATCAACCTGAAACAGTTGTTGCTGTTGACCAGGTTACGTCACTTTCCTGCTTACCGGTTATCTTAAGCTGCATAAAACCGTCAGCAGTACCGGACACAATCTGATATCCGAGAAGCTTCAGCGAGTAAGACGCAATCTTACCATTAGTCCACTGATGCTTAATCATCACGGTCTCATGTGCGGCGGCAGCCGCAATTAATGCAGCCTGATCAGAGTCATCATCATAGAAATACAAGGTAAGTTCCTTGTCTGATGAATCCTTAAGACCAGGAGCGTATCTCTTGCGGTCGTCATCAATGGTGGTACAATCCACGGATTCAGCAATATCGCCAACATCGCCTAACTCCTGCGCGCCTTTAAGAGCCTTCCACGTAGTGCCTTCATCAGTTGAAAACTGAGTATGAGTACCACCAAGAAGGACAGGATCAGACGCTTCATAATCATATAAAGGTGTATATGCCATACTTCCCTACCTCTTCTTTAAATATTCGGCCACGTTCTCTTGGAGTAACTTGAGAACTATAGCCTCCGCTTTCGAATCAACATCTTCTTGTATCGAGTCTATAAAATGATGGGCTGTAATCCCTTTGACTACAGCCCCTTTTTGATTCCCGTATTTTGCATTTTTGAATTGTGCAAATTTACTTGTCAGCCTTTCCAATCTTTCACGGTATTTCTCTTTTTCCTTGTCCGTTTTAGCCTTGGAAAGCTTTATCTTGTTGTTATTTATCCTTATCAGATAATTGTTCATGACTAGCTGCTTCTCGTCATTGGACTTCAGCAATCTGCTTCCGAAGCCAATGGCGTGCGGCCGCGTTCCTCGATTGAACCAATGTGCACGGGTCCTTGGCTGAATCTCTTTCGCTTCACGCTTCCCTTTCTTTCGCGGAGGATCGTCTTTGAAATTTCTAAATGTCGTATATGCAAC